TTGCGCGTTTGGCCGCAGGGGAGGCCCTGCGAGTCGCAGCAGCGATCGCTGCACGACCACGCTCCATGTTGCCACCGTAGCTCTCGGCTGCCTTTTCAGCAGCGGCCTCGAACCCGATGTGCTTGGTCGGGTTGCCTCGCTTGCTAGCCATGACTACTGGCTCGCGTTCTTCCCGCGCGAAGGCACCATGACCGAAGGATTGACCACGTTCTGTGACAGGACCTTCGACACGTTCGCGGGAACCGTCAGCGCGGCCGGATTGCCGCTGTCGGTGTTGCACTCGTTGCCGACGGGGTTGACCACCTTCTGGCTGATCACCACGTCATGCGGCTTGCTCTCTCTGTACATTGTTACTTCTCCGCCTTAAAGGCTTTGTGGAGGCGCTCGATGTGCTTCTTGGCCGACTTCGACTCGCCAGACTCCTGCTCCCGAAGATGCTCGGGCAGTAGCTTGTCGCCACTACGGGGGTAGGGCTTGCGAATCTTGTCGGACAGGGCATAGAGCGCACTGTTCATGTCGGAACACATCTGCTCGTGCCTGTCCATCTTAGGCACGGCAATGGTTGGGTTCTTTCGAGCCATTGTGACTCCTACTTCGCGGGCTTCTTGTTCCGATTGAAGAGGGCCTTCATCATGTCGCCAAGGCCCTGCTGCTTCAGAGGACGCCTGCGCGCCGTTCCGAGGGTCGCCTTCATCTCGGGGTCCATGCCCGTCGTATCGATCTCGGCCGAGTAGTTGCCGGCCTGTGCGATCGGATTCTTGCGCTTACCGGCCATTAGATGTCCGCTCCCACCTTTGAGGGTGCTGGGGCCGAAGAACCGGTCGCCCGGTAACTTCGGACATCAGTCCCGTTCGCGAAGGGAGGCATCGCCACGTCCCTCTGATCGCCGTCGTTCGGCTTCATCGAGTTCGTGACCCCGAGAGACCCGTGACCGGGAAACTCGTTGGCGTCCTGAAGCGCGGACTGGTTGATCCCGATCGGATTCGGGAGATTGTCGATGCCGGGAATCGGGGACGGGAGTCCCAGAGAATCCTTGGGCATCGTCGGGTTCTTACGAGCCATTGATACCTCTTGTGACAGAAAAGGGGGCCGGGCCGAAACCCAGCCCCCAGTTCAGGAGTACTACTACGTGACCGCCGACTTGTTGTTCACGCCAACGATACGGCCGTTCGCCTTCTCGTTGAGCACCTCCAGCGTCACCTCACCGACAACGAGGCCAGCGACCGAGTCACCGCGCTTGCCGACCAGTTCGTGCTGCACCGGACGGAGCCACGCGAGACGGTTGATCGCACGCGAGAGGAAGAACATCTGGCCGCCCGTGTTGGTCGCGTTCGCCGTCGCAGTGACGGTGTTCGTCGACTCGGGCACCCAGCGATCGAGCACGATCTGGATCAGACCGAAATCCGAATCGTAGAAGTCGATCGCGCCGACCAGCTTCTTGTCCACCGCAGCGATGTTGCGAGCGTGGGGCGTACCCGCCGTCGCACCAGCAACCGTGAAGGCACTGATCTGACGCTTCACCTTCGGCGAAACGTAGACCTGCTCCGGGTTGCCACCCTGCGTGTAGATGCTGTTCAGCATCGAGTTGAAGTCGTTCACGTCCACCAGACCGTCGAAGCCCGCCGAGCCCGGAGCCACGCTGGGCGTGGTCACGGTACCGGCAAACGCCGTGTTGGTGGCGATGAACGCCTGAAGACCCTTCATGACACGGCCCGCAGCCGACGTACCAGTCGCCAGCGAGACAGCGCCGAACACGATCTTCTCCAGCTTGATCGCCAGTTCCTTCGTCGCCTTCTGGACCTCGTAAGCGTACTGGTCGCTGAAGCCAGCGGTATCGACTGCACGCTGGGACATCGAGAGACCCACGTCCTTACGGAGGATCATGGTGACGTTGAACTGACGGGCCGCAGCCGTGGTCGTGTCCAAGAGCCAGTCGCCGCCTTCGATCGCGCCCGTGAGATCAGGCGTCGAGAGCGAATCGGTCAGCCACTGGTGATAGATGTGACGGCAACCAACCTTCGGAGCCTGCGACACGAAGGGCGTGTCGAAGGGCGAAATGTTGGTGATCTGCTCCAGAAGGTCTTCGCGCGCGACGCCCGACTTGAGGTCGGAACCGTCGTAGAAATATGCGCCAAAGTTACCCGGAGCGGTAGTTCCACCGGACATTGGTTATCCCCGCCCCCATGGTGAGGGGCAAGTTGTACTACGTGATGGGTGTTCCTGCCTTTCTCCGAACTTAGTTCGGGAAGAGACCGGGAGGGAGAGGAATGATCATTTCGCGGAGTCGCCTCGCGGCTGGCGAGCCGGGGGCCATGCCCTCGATCGCTGCCCGCTGAGTCAGGAGTTCCCGCTCTTCGGCGGTGCCCCTGTGCTCTCCACCCTGATGCACTCCGGTGCCACCAGCAGAGCCACGCATTACGCCGGCATCTTTCAATGCCTCGTTGCGCTGCTCTTGACGGACCTTCTCGCGTTCCGCGAGTTCTGACTCGCGTCTGGTGTCGGCCGCATCCTTCTGGACATGGGTCAGTGCGCCCGCGCTATCGCGGTACGAAACCCAAGCCAGTTCAGTAGCGCCCGTCAGGTCACCTGCCTTGTTAAGGGCATCGATGGCCTTGGCGAGAGGGGTGTTGCTCCGAACATAGAGAGCAACCTCTTCAGAGAACCTCTCAGCATCGGGATGATTCTGGCCCATGTACTGAGCCACAGCATCCCACTTCCTGTCCTCGGCATCTTTCGCCGAATCACGAGAAGCGAAGCTCTCCTGCACGCGGAAATCAGCAGTGGCCTGCGCGAGTTCACGTCCCGCACGAGCCATCTTCTTTCCAGCCTCCGCGTCGAGGACTCCACCGTCCTCGGCGATCTCCGACAGCACCTTGTCGTAAGCAGCCTGTGCCGACTCCATAGCCGCTCGTGACGCGGTTAGAGTTGGGGAGGCCACCGGAGCCGCACTTGTCGATGCGGGTGTCTGGCGCAACTTCAGATTCTCCTCACTTAGAGCGGCCAACTTCGTAGCCATCTCATCACGCTGGGAGAATGCAGTGTTCGCCATTTGGGCGAGATGCCTACCACCTTTGATCGCCTCATCGATGGTCTTGTACTTGCCGCCGTAGAGCCCCGTGTTGGGGTCCTTCGTCGACTCGAACGCGGCCATCAGTGCCTCGATTGAGGTGGCATCCGCCTTGACGGGCTGAGTGGGAGACGTGCCGGGCTTCGTAGCGGGTTGGCCGCCCGTGCTCGGTGTATCCGGCTCACCAGTCGTGGTGCTCCCTCCGTTGGCGGGTTGTCCACCAGCGGGGGTAGTTGAATAGTCGGGCTTCGGGGGTTCCCCGTAGCCCCAACCTAGCTTGTTCATTGGTTCAACGACTTCCTTCTGCACGAGTGTCTTCGAGAGAAGCGAGGTCAGTTCCTGCTCTTCTTTGTTCCTGCCCAAACTCATCCTTTCTCCTTGCGGGGTCGTCCCGCTCGGTAGAGGTTAGCTGCGCTTACGGCGTTTGCCAGCGAGTGGATTCTTGTGGACATAGTGCCCACCGTGCTCTGACTCGTTGTGCTCTTCGGACTTCTCGATCGCGTACGCCTGCTTCGGGTCCGTGACGATCTTTCCATTCGGGCCACCGCTGTGCAGCTTCCCAGCCCGAAACTTTTTCATTACTTCAGAACTAGGCATCAGTAATCCTCGGCCGGATCGATCGGGAGCGGTGTAGCCGGCTGATCGAGTCCGACAGTGGGCTTCACGAGCCCCTGATGGCGTTTCTGGGTGTAGATGTCATCGTTGGACATGCGGGCCATGGCGGCCATTGCCCGCTCATGGTGCGTCTCCTCGATGATCCGATCGAAGAACTCCATGAGCCCTTCGCCGTAGGTTGCACCTCCAGCAAGGAACTCATCGGGGTACTTATCGACACGCTCACGCGAGCGATCTTTCCACATCTTGTTCATCGCAGCGAGCACGCCCAACATGTATGGTTTCCATGTATGTTCGTAGGCGGGCGAGTTTAGGATGAACTCCATCTCGCCTAGCTTCTGCTCGTCGAACTGATCAAGAGTGAAGAACTCTTTGAAATCACCGCGCATCGGCGGTCTCCTTTCTTAGCCGGCTACCGGCGCGAGGATCGAACCGAGATCGACGGGGGCACGGAGTGACTGGGCAGAGCCGGGAGGAGCAGCAGCGTTCGGCCCGGGCATACCGGGCATACCGAGCGCGCCACCATTCACGATCTGACCCGAGGACGGGATACCACCAACGCCACCGGCCTGCTGCATCATGGCCTGTAGCTGTGGGTCCTGTACCATGCCAGTGAGCATCGGGTTGCGGACGAAAATCTCGTTGATGTTCGGCACCTCGAAGATGCGGAACATGTTCCGGAAGAAGTTCACCGCATTGATCTGACCCATCAGCGACTGGCCGAGGGGCGAAGCAAGGGCCTGAAGTAGCTGCAACAGATTCTGCTGCTGCATCTGCTTCGAGAGACCCATCGTCGCACCGAGAGCACGGGCCACATACGACGGCTGCATGTCGTAGGCGGTCAGGACCTCTCGCGAGGCCGGGATCGGCATCTGGGTGACCGGATCGATCTGAGCACCGTCGCCGAGGATAAGGACCTCGATCGGTGGCGCAAGGAACTGCTTCGAGAGCGAGGTGAAGAAGTTCGCCGTCGGTTCCAGCATGTTCTCTTCGTAGATGCGGGCTTCGAGCATCAAACGAGTTCCGGCTGCCTCGCGGCGTCCGACGAACTCGCGTGCGGTTTGACGACTGTCGCCGCCCATGCCCTGCACAGCATCATCGACGATACCGGTGCCCATCTGGAGGTATTCACGAATCTGACTGATTCGAGAGTCTGCGATGGAGAGGCCCTGAGAGTTGAACTGGAACGGCATGATCACGTTGTTCGGATTGCCGTTGATGCCCACGAAGCGACCGGGGCGAGAGTAGAGGTTCCTCGTCACGAGGCCGGCCGCACGATCGTAGAACCACATCGGGTCGATCATCAGATCGGCCGCGTCGAGGCTCTGATTCAGGTAGCGGTTGCCGGTAACCTGCAACTTCTCGACGATCTCGGCCTTGCCGGGAGCGAAGAAGTAGTGCGGATCGGGCGTCGGCGAGTAGGCGACGAACGGAATCTTCTTGTGGTTGTACGGGTTCGCCTTGTTCCTCATCAGGTACTGGCGGTTGGCGACCGTGATGACTCGGTTGGTGCCGGTACCGTCAGTTACGTACTCGGATGGGACGCGGCCCCAGTACTCCAGAATCTCGATCGGGCGCGAGTACTTGTCCATGAAGCGGGCAGTCTCGTCATCCA